AGCGGTTTCTGCACCTTCAGATTTCGGCTTCCAGTCTGTCACTCCTGGTATATTCTTTAATCAGTTCTCCTTTGCTAATAATATTCCTTACCCGCTGAACATAATAAACAGGGTAAGACCGCAAATACAAGGACAGCCTTTAGCCTATGTAGCTGAGCCTACAATTAACGTAAGTGCTGTGGCACCATTTGGCTCTGTAAATATCTCTAAGGTAATAACTGCTAATGAGAATGTAGCTGCTTCATTCGGAGGGATATTTATCCAGGGTAAGGTTCAGCCTTCTTATCCGTTTACTAATTTCCCTCTTCCTCTCAAGCTGAGGAACCTGAGACCGCAGTATTCTTCAGGAAAAATAAAGTTCCCGACTGTAGTGTTTGGTCTTACCGCTAATGTTTCTGTATCGGCTCCTTCAGGAATCGTGGAAATAGGTAAAGCGGTCCCTGGATTTGTATCTAATAACTTTGCCGCATCAGTACCAGGACTTTGCGTAGTATCTGTACCAAAGAACGCATCTAATGTAAGCGTTCATCCTTCTTCTCCTGGTGCTAAGATAACAGCTTTCGGAACATTAGCATCTAGCACTAGCTCAGCCTACTTCGGTTCGGTAAGTATTAAAGAGCTGGGAATACGGAATAAAGTAGACGTAAACGCGGAATTCGGAACTGTTCACGCAGGAGATACAGACACAGGAACAACAGCCACCGTAACGGCATCAGCTTATTTCGGTAACCTGACTGTATCACTTAACAAAACAGCTAATGTCTCGTCAGCTTCTTCTGTGCATCTGTCTATAACAAAAACTGGTCTTGTATCTTCTGTTGTTACAGCATCTCGATTCGGGATAATAAAGATCTCGCAATCTAATTCCGTAAACATAACAGCAGCATCTACTGTAAGAATTAAGATAAGCCCGTCTGTCGCACCAGCACAAGTAACTTCCAAGTCATTTGTCAAGACAACTATTTCTGTTCCTGTAACAGCTTCTCATATAACAGCTAATTCAGTAGCTGGAACTAGAACATCTGTCGGGCAGACATCTTCTGTGTCAATTGCAGCGCCAAAGGGAATCACTGCTGTAAAGATAGTTAATAATCCTAGTGGTGTTACGGCTAAGGCTAACAATGAAGGTAAGGTAATACAAGGCATAACAGCTACAGTAACATCCACGGCTTATATAGGAGGAATATCAACTGGATATAGTTTGCCATCAGTTGTAACTGTTGCCGCGCATCTAGGAACAGCGGGAACATCATCAATACATGCGAATGTTATTCACACATGGTCTGCGAGGTTAGATAATGGGGATTAGTCCAGACCAGTTCGGTTCTACTATAATAACGACTGGCGCAACTTCAGCAATAGTTGATATTACAACCGCTGCTGTGGGTTCCTGGGTATACACTTGGGCATCTTTGTCAAATGGTGGAGCTGTTCAGGTAACTGATCCATCTAGTGCAGGATGGACAAAACTAACTTCAGCAAACTCGGGGGCGGCAGCAGGATCTACTGTTGCTGTTTACAGAAGACAGAAACAGCAGGGAGATACGACATTTACTTTTAGCTGGACTAACAACGCTAAAGGTACATTCTCCTGGGTATCATACAACGGACTCAATAGTGTAACACCTGATGAGCAAGCCACTTCAGTAGTAAACGACGTTACTAGCAGATCTGCTGTACCCACACCTAGTGCTACTCCTACCGGGCTGAATGAGTGGGCATTAGCTTTCTTCAGTCAAAGATCTTCTAATACTGCCGCTAAGCCTACGGCATGGACGGCTGACGTAGCATTAACTGAAAGAATAGAAGCTGATAACTCAGCAGCGGCATCATCACCGTGGATGGGTTCTGATATAGAAGACTCAAACGGAGCCGTAACTGTAGCGGCGCACACATACACGTCTACTTCTAATCAGACACAAAGCCATGACGGGTCAGCAATACTATTCCTGATACCGGCAGCACCATCATCTTACACAGCACCTAATACTATTCCCCCACGTCAGCCCTATCCTTTATCGGTTATAAAATCAGCCTCTACTCTGGTACCTCAGAAACCAGCTAACCTTCCTAATACTTTCGTAAACGGTCTGACATCTACTGATAGCGTTTCATCAGTTTTAGGGGCGGTTGCTACTAGTCCTATAAAGGTATCGAATCTTACTGCTGGAACAAGTACTACTGGCGTAACATCTATAGCAACAGCTTCTATATCACCTGCCGGTAACTCTTTAGTTATGTTGTGGGTTTCGGGATGGGACGGAGGCGCAACTAATACTACATCAGTAACCAGTGTTTCAGGTCTTGGTCTTGTATGGCAGCAGCTAACTTCAGTATTGCCAGGAGGGGCTAAGGGAACAGTAGGTCTTTGGTATGCGATAACCGGACCTAATCCAGGTAGCGGAACTGTAACTATAAACCTGGCGACCCTGACAGATGTGTGCTGGGAAATAAGCCAGGCTACATCAGTTAATTTGGCTACTCCGTTTGTAGCTGGAAACGTAAGAACAAACGTAAGCAATTCTACTGGTCCGAACGTTACTATGCTGGCGGCTCAGAGCGTAAATAATATTTTCATGTTCGGAGCATCTCAGCTTATTCAGCTTGCGGCTAGCTCTACTATGACAGGAAGTGAAACACCTGTCTGGAACACTCTTGTAACTCAAGAGGGAAACACTGCTGACAATCACACTAACCAGATCGTCCAGGTAAGCAGTAATGTTTCTAATCTTAATGCTGTAGCTACTGCTACGGTAGGTCACTCATGGGGAGCTATAGGAGTAGAGCTTCAGGCAGCACCTCCCGTAACCTTTTCTTCTCCGCTCCCGCCTCCATTTAATCAGGTATTCAAGAATAGCGACAAGAGTTTCCTGAGAGCACAGATACCTCAGTTTGTCGTGCTTCCCGCACCTCCGGTAACTGTAACAGGTTTGATATCCGCAGTAAATGTAGTATCTAATTTCGGTACCCTGAAAATTACTGAAGCAGGTAATACTGCTAATGTCAATGCGGCGGGATTGTTCGGTAACCTTGCGATAATAGGAAGAACGACAGCACTACCTACTCATGGCTGGCCTTACTTCAGCAAAAGATATCAGGTAGCACCAGTAAAGCCTAATACTTTTGTATCCTCAGCAACCTCTTCTGTAGCGACATCAGCTAACTTCGGTACTATCAAGGAACTAGTATCAGTTCCGGCTTCTTCTGTTAACGTAGCAGCTAACTTCGGTGGATTCGTAATTGTAAGCGTGGTAAGGACAACCACACAGCAATTCCCGTTCTCCGCTAATGTCCCTTACCCTCTTAACATTACTCGTAGGATAATTCCTCAGTATTCATATGGCCTGCTTGGTGGCATAAAGATATCAGGAACTACTGCCAACGAAATGGTAGCGACTAACTTTGGGACCGTTACAGTAAAGCAGGTGCCAGTCAAGAAGTGGAAAGCTCACCTGATAAAACCAATCAAGGCAAGAGTATATGTGCCATAGGGTATAATCATAAGCAGTGAAATATATTTCTTTAACGTTAAGGATAACAACATGGGTTTACTTACTAGCGTAGGTCCAGATGGTATCGCAAACTCAGGATACGCTTGGACAAACCAGTCAACCTCATTCAACTCTAATAAGACATTAGAGTCAGGCGGCCCAGCTTCATCATCTACACTTAATTCAGCTCTAAGACGTACATATACAGCACAGAGCATAGACCCTTATCTAGCAGCAAGCACAGCTTTTTCTGTAGCATCGCCTACAATCGCAACAGCTATTTATGTTCCTCAGAATTTTGTATGTTCAAGTGCTGACTATATTTTCGTAGCAACAGCAGGAAACGTGACAATCGCTCTATGGCCATCTACAGCACCAGCAGGAACAGCAGTTCCCTTAGTGTGGTCAGCAGCAACAGCAACAGGTTCAGCGGGTGTTACATCTCTGACATGGAATGGTACAGGTTCCCCAACATCAGTAACCCTCGTTGGTGGTACTACATATCTTGCGACAATTATTAGTTCAGCAGCATCAACTGTAGCGGGTCTTACCCTGCCGGCAAACGTGGCTAATGCAGCACCTTCAGGTGTATTTTCGACAACTACAACATACTTTAACGCCACTGTAGGAACACTTACAGGTTCTATCACAAGCTCATCAGTATTTGGTACATCTACGCTGTCAAACAACGTTCCTTGGATTGCTCTACACTAAGGATTAGCTGATGACAAACTTCACGGCAGTACAGTCTGCAAGCGGTACTCTTGTAGCCAGCACAGCGACAACTATCACATTCGGAAATCCGACTACATCTGGTGTACCTATCAGGTATGCTACTGTTCTTGTAGAGAATACAGGAACTACAGGTAATATATTTGCTAGAACTGATGGTCAGCCTGCTACTGTTGGCGGGGATTTCTGTACTGAAATAGGACCAGGGGTGGCCGTAGAAATAGCAAATGCTGATCCGCTGTGGAATCAGGCGGCTACTGTTATTCCTAAAGGTGCAATAGTAGGAGGAACACCAGGAACACCAGCAGAGGTTTATCCTTATGGTAGTTCTTTATGGGGAGGACTAGCTAACGCAGGAACTACTGTAAGTCTTATCAGCAGCGGGACTCCTACTTATACGGTTACAGGAACAGAGTAACTTAAGGAAAAAAATGGCAAAGAATCTTTATGGCGCTGCAACAGGAATTCCTAAGAGCGCTACACCAAACCCGGTAACAATGGCTCCGAACAACTCATACCCTGAGCGTCCTGGTACATACTATGAGCGTAAGGGCGCATCACCTACTCCAGGCAGAAAAGGTCCAGCAAGGTTTTATGAGGGACTAGGATCTGACAGAGATATTCCGCGTGAGTTCTCTAATGGTGCGATGCAAGGTTATGAGACAGCACCAGGTCACCCTAACCACAATAAGAATGTTTACGAGAAGCTTCCGGCAGAGACAATGGCTGAGCGTGCGCATGCAGGTTCGGCATCTTGGACAGAAGCACCAACATTCATGAATGAGTTTGCTCATGGTGCTGATTCTGTTCAGGCAGAACGTAAGTATGAAATGTGCAATCGTGGCGGTCCTTATGGTCGTCGCTGGGAAAGAGTGTCACCAGCAGAAATTAATGACTAAGGTGATTTAAATGGCAAGCGCCGTATTATCACAGTCACAGTTTGGTAGGGTAGCTCCAAAGAAAAAAGATCCATCTGGAGATCCTAAGTTTAACAGAGTAAGATTTTCCGGCTCTGCTGGAGGATCTAAGACTATGCACATAGCTAAGGGAGCTGTCCCTAAACCACCAGGTGAGCATCCTCACCACAGAAAAGCAGGAAAGAGAACTAGAAGGGCGAGGTAGAAATGCTGAATCTGATTCTAGTAATAGGTTTGCTTATATTACTTCTTGCTGCTATAGGTGCGCTGACACTATCACATAACGTGGTAGTGATCTTGATAGTGATTTGCCTGGCAATAGCTATCATAGCTGCGGCACCTGTTGTAGTAAGCCGACTAAGATAACAAGAAACACAACATGAGTATTGATTTCGTATCACCTAGCATAAGGGCTGCTGGCAGTGACTTAACCATTGCCATCAGTCCTTTAGGACTTGTAGAATTATCAGACGAAGAATTCGAGATACACGGTCCCAGGCTTAACAGGTATGCTCAGGCATGGGCATTCTATCTAGGACATCATTGGGCTTACAGGAGAGAAGCAGGAGAAGCACAGATCACATTTAACTATGTTCGTGCTCTTTCCGACTGGTTAACTAACTTCACGTTCTCTAACGGAATAACATTCAAAGTTCCAGAAGCATACCAGCATACTGTACCGGCATTGCTTGAGAGACTGTGGAATAAAGACAATAACAAGCAGCAGATCATCTGGGAGATAGGTAATCAGGGATCTGTTCAAGGAGATGCATTCGTAAAGATTGCTTATGAGCCTGCATACAATGACCTTGCCGGCAACCCTCATCCAGGTAAAGTAAGAATCTTGCCATTGAATGCATCTTTCTGTTTTCCTGAGTGGCATCCTCACGACAGGGACAGGCTTGTAAGATTTAAACTTAAGTACCGTTTCTGGGGAACCGCACCAGAAGGAACAAGGCAAGTTTATACTTACGTAGAGATACTTACAGATGAAGTAATCGAAGAATACGTTAATGATGAGCTTATTGATCGTCGTCCTAATCCTCTGGGGTTTATACCCGTGGTACATATTGCTAATAAGATTGCCTCAGCGTCACCATGGGGGCTGTCAGATATCATCGATGTTATCCCTCTTAACAGGGACTTCAACGAAAAGGCGACAGAGATATCTGACATTATTAACTACCATACTGCCCCTGTTACTATCATTACTGGCGCTAGTGCTACTAATCTTGAGAAGTCAGCCAACAAGATCTGGGCTTTAAGACAGAAGGACGCAAAGGTGGAGAACCTTAATGCTGACTTCTCAGGGCTTCAATCAGCAGTAGAGTTTCTTCAGATGCTTAAGCTTGGCATGCATGAGATGATGGGTATTCCAGAAGCAGCATTAGGAACAGCGCAGGCTATTTCTAACACCTCTGGTGTTGCCCTGGCCATTCAGTACATGCCTACAATGCATGCATACAAGCAGAAGAAAATTCAGTATGAAGTAGGCTTCCGTCAGATATCGGAAATGGCTCTTAAGACATTGTTCTTGTTCGAGCCGAATACCTTAATATATAATCAAGACACAGAAGGTATACTAGAGACTGACGAACAGCCTTTTGTTCTAGATCCTAATGATCCTGAAATTTACGATATAACAATTTCATGGCCACCGCCGCTACCTGTTGATCAGACAATTATGCTTACTGAGATTCAGGCTAAGAAGGCTCTCGGACTTGAGTCTAATATAGGAGCACTACGCGATCTTGGCGTAGAATTCCCAGATGAGAAGTTCCAGGAAATCTTCGAAGAGAAGATGGTTGATCTAGAGCAGGAAAGTGCTATGCAGATAAAGAGGGCCATAGCAGCAGCATATGTGCAGAAGCTAACTGGCCTGGTTCCTGAAGGATTCACAGAGCAAGACGATAAGCCAGGACCGGAAGATCCAGGTAAGCCACCATCAGCTATGGATAACGTAGATGCTAGCGGTGTTCTTCCTTCAATGCCAACCATTTCTGATGTAACTGGCTTGAAGAATAATAACATGTTAGCTTCCATTTCTGCGATGGCTTTCGGCACAAAGCTACCTCAAAGAAGAAACATTAACAACACGAACGAGTAATAAGAGATATATAAGGAAAACAACATGACGACACCATTGCCGACTAATGCAGTACCAACAGACTATAATTCCGGTACTACATTCACAACTTCGGGTGCTAATGTGCTACCGGGTTTGGCACCAGCTAGCCAAACTGCAACACCCACACCGAACATTACCATTAACAACCCCCCTAATCAGTACTTTACTGCTGAACAGCTAGAGGCAGCTAGGCAGCAGGAAAAGGACAAGCTTTACGGCAGGCTTCAGCAACAGGACGAGACTATTAATAGTTTCAAGTCTCAGCTTGAGGAACTGAAGGCAGATAAGGCAGCCAGAGACAAGGCTATTGCTGATGCTGCTAAGACTGCTGAAGAGGCACAGCGGAGGGAACAAGAATCTAAGCTTTCAGCGGAAGAATTGATCAGGGCTAAGGAAGCTGAGCTGACTGAGAAACAGAATAAATTCAGTCAGGATATGGAACTGAAGATTGCGGAAATGGCTAAGGAACAGGAATTCCTTAGACTGCAAGCATATATTCAGAGAAGAGTAGCCGAGGAAACAGCAGCGAATACTATCATCCCAGAGCTTGTAGAATTTATCGGAGGAAATACTGAGGATGCGGTAGAAACTTCTATCACTAAGGTTAAAGAAAAAACTGCTAATATTGTTAAAGGAGCTGCCACTTTGAACGCTCCGCAAATGCCAACAGGTGTTTCACCGACAGGTGGTCCCGCTGGTCCGCTAGATAATCTAGGTGGTCCTAAGCAGTACTCTAAAGAGGATATAGCCAGGATGGACATGGCAACTTATGCTCAATACAGACAGCAGCAGGGAATATCCGGGGCAGGAAATAACAGAGGCATGTTCAACTAGCTATTTGTACATGAAAGGAATCTACCAACATGGCGGGTTCAGCATTAACTGGTACAAGCTTTATTAGCGCATCTCCTACAGCTTATGCAGGAGGATCAGCTCAGCTTACACCAGCAATTCAGACAATTTGGTCAAAGGAAATTCTTTTCCAAGCAATGCCAATCTTGAGATTTGAGCAATTTGCTGTCAAGAAGACAGAACTAGGTGTTCAGCCAGGATTGACAATTCACTTTATGCGTTACAACAACCTTCCTCCAGCGTCACAGCTAGTTGAAGGTGTTCGTATGCAGACTAACCCTCTTACAGCTTCACAGTTCGACATTACTGTAGCTGAGCAGGGTTTTGCTATTGCTGTATCAGAACTTCTTCTTAACGCATCTTTCGATGATGTAATGGCATCAGGTTCACGTCTTCTAGGACGTAACATGGCGCTTTATCTAGACGGTTCGGCAAGAGATACACTATACCAGGCATCGTCACTGATCTTCGGTTATAACAAGTTTGCTCTGTCAACAGCAGTTCGTACTCCGCTTTCACCATACGATCACGGTTCAGCAGCAACATCATCTTCAGCTCTTTCAGCGGGTAACTACTCATTCACAACTGCTGTAGTTAAGGACGCTCAAGAGACTCTAGCAACAAAGAACGTGCCAAGGCTTGGAGAAACTTATGTTTGCTTCATTCACCCGCACCAGTCACGTCAGCTAAGAGATGACCCTGAGTTCATTGAAGTAACTAAGTACGCAGCTCCCGGTAACTTCCTTCTTGGAGAAATCGGAAGACTTAATGATGTGGTCTTCATTGAGACAACACAGATCTACAACAACTATGTTGCAGGTAACACATCAAACCCACTATTCTACAATGCTATCTTCATCGGAGATAACGCATTCGGTCACGCTATTTCTCTGCCAGTAGAGCTACGTGACGGTGGAATTCTGGACTTCGGTAGAGAGCATGCATTGGCTTGGTATGCGATATGGGGTCTAGGTCTTATAACAGACCAGGCTGTACTAGTCGCATCAACTAACTAATCATATTAAATAAGTAACACTTTTCGAACAAGAAAATCGAGGCATAACATGACTACTCCTGTAGTTCAAGACGGTCAGGTAAAGACTTCCCGCAAGAGAGCTGCTGATCACACTGGAAGACTCAATGAGAAACTACAGCTAGAGCACGCAACAGAATTAAAGGAAGCAGCGGCTAGAGTTGCACTTGCAACACAAGCAGCAGAAGAAGAAAAGAACGTAGTAGTAGACTACACAAACTCTAATGAGCCGATTCCAGAGGTGGAGATCAAAGCCGTACAGGTTTCTTCCCCCTTCAGGATGATCAGGGTTAACCAGAATATAGACCAGATGACTTATGGTCGTGAGGTTCTAGATCCTGGTGACTATACAACTAATCCTCCTAGACCAGCTATCATGGGACCAATGAAGTACTACAGTTTTGAAGAAGGCGTAGTTTACAGGGTTTCAAAAGATGTAGCTGACCACCTTAATGATCTCGGCTATCTCTCATATATGAGCGGAGCATAAGCAAGTGACAGGAATGGCGCAAGCAGGCGCACAGACACAACTAAATGCAGTGACAGGTTTTTCTCTGCCGGTAGTTGCGGCCAGTGCGCCTACGGGCATAGTTGGCGGAACCTGGATCAATACATCATCAGGTAACGCTGTAATGGCATGGAACGGAACAACATGGGTTACTGCCGGATTGCCTTATCTTGCACTTCTGACAGCAGACCCGACAGGTAGCTCACTGATTTCTCAGTTATCAGAATGTGCTGACTCTGGCTATGCAAGAGTTCAGGTAATATTCGGGGCTGCCTCTGCTGCGTATCCGTCTGTAGCATCTAATACTAATCTTTTAACCTTCGGTCCTTTTTCAGTTAACATGAGCTTGCCGGTTCAATGGCTGGCACTAGTAACTCCATCAGCGGGAACATCAGGTCTTTTACTTAACTCGTGGACGATTGCTACACCACAGCAAGTTAACGCAACCCAGACTATTAACGTAGCAACTGGGGCGCTTTCGATTACTCAATCTTAGGGACTTACATTGACAGCTATAGTTTCATCAGACATTTTATTCAAGCTGTCTGCGCCCGGTGCTAGTGCAGGTAACACTGTATCTGGTACAGCCGGAAACTCTTGGGGTAACTACATATCTACTACTCAGATATCATCAACTCCGCTAGACAACCTATTCACAGATATTACAGGTGCTCAGAATGCAGCTCAGCAAGTAGACTATGCTTGCGTATTCATTCATAACAATACTGTGTCAGGTAACTCAATGCTTAACACTGTAGCTTGGTTGCCGCTGTCTTTGTATGTTGCCGGTGGTGCTACTATTCAGGTAGCAGCAGACACTTTTGCAGCTTCGTCAATTGCTTCTGGATCTCAGCAAGCAGTAAAGATTACTGCCAACACTAACGCACCAGCAGGTGTATCAGGATGGGTATCACCAACTAATACAACTCCTGTATTCCCTAGCTATACAAATGGTATTCAGCTAGGAACAATTGCTCCTGGTCAGTGTGTGGCAGTGTGGATAAAGAGAACTGCGACAAACTCAGCCCCCGTAAATAATGACGGTTTCACACTTGAAATCGATCTAGACACGATGGGCTAAACATGACACAGAACAGGTTTTACAGCTCAGTTGCATTACCTACTACATTAGCAGCAGCTATTACTTCTCCTTCAGCTACTACTATTTCAGTTAACAGTATTACAGGTAACCCAGGATCATTCCCTTTTACTTTGCTGATTGACTGGGGGCTTACTACACAAGAAGCTGTTTCAGTTACAGGTTCTTCAGGTACAGGTCCGTATACTTTAACTGTGACAAGAGGTATAGACGGGACAACAGCACAGACTCATATTAACGGTGCGACTGTTGTTCATGGTGTAACAGCAGAAGATTACAATGAGCCTCAAGTTCATATTGCTGCATCTTCTGGTGTTCATGGTCTTACAGGATCAGTGGTAGGAACAACTGACACTCAGACTTTAACAAACAAGACCCTTGGTGCAACTTCATATACTGGTAACATAACCATGTCGCAGAGCAGTGCGACAGGAAACATGGTTTCTGTTACTAACACTCACTCATCTCCTTCTAACCCTAATGTATCATGGATAGCTGCTGGAGTAGCTGACCTTGTATTAGGGATTTCTGTATCTGGAGATACAGTCCCGCGTTATGAAGTTCTTTCTTCAGGAAAGATTCAGTGGGGAGCAGGAGGGGCATCAGCAGTAGATACTAATCTGTATCGTGCATCAGCAGGAACAGTGCAAACTGACGGGGCACTTACAGTCGGTACAGCATTAAATGCTACTACTGCTTCTTATACAGCATCAACTGGAACAGGTCCAGTACTTACAATTACTAACAGCACTGGTACTCCTACCAACCCGAACGAAACTATCTACAGCAATTCAGCTACAGACAAAGCTCTAGGTATCAGGGTTATCGGTGACACGGTATCAAGACTTCACATTCTGTCTAATGGTCATATTGACTGGGGAGCTGGCGGATCTTCAGCAGTAGACACAAATCTTTACCGTAATGCTGCTGGTGAAGTAAAGACTGACAACAGCCTTACAGTAGCAGCTAATGCTACTGTCGGTGGTGCTCAGCTTCTAGCTGGCGGTACTGGTGTATTAGGCATTAATAATGCTTCAGTAGCACCTTCTACTACACCGTCGAATGGTGCTGTAGTTTACGGTAAGAGCGGTTTTGTTAAGTGGCGTGGTGCTGACGGTGCAGATTACAACAGCGGATCGTTCCTAGCTACTCTGACTGCCGATATTACAGGTGTTTCCAGTACTTCTCTTGTTACTCTTACAGGATGCAGTACACCTCTTGGAGTTGGAACATACATGGCGGTTCTGTGGGTTCCTTATCTTCCTACCGGAACAATCGGATCAACTTCTACATTCGCTCTGTCGTTCTCAGGAACAGCAACAGGCGGGTCAATAGGGACATTCAGCGTAAGCGGTACTTCAGGAACAATAACAAGAGCTTCTTCTCCAAGCAACTCCTTTGTATCACCAACACATACGGCGGTTGAAACTGTAGCTCAGATACAGGCAACTTTTGTGGTAACTGTTGCTGGTACCCTGACAGGACAATACAGCGTTCAGACTGGTGCAGATACTATGACAATTCATGCTGGTGCTTTTATGGAAGTACAGCCAGTTGCCTAGTTTATCATCAGCAAAACTTTTTACATCAACGCCAGGATAGGAGATTATTGTGAGTATTTCTACTCCACTATTCTCTCCTGGCGTTGGTCGTGTTGTAGTATCACCAATTGACGATGGTGTTAGTGCTGTATCTACAGTTCTTGTTACTCGTTTCAATGTAGTAGACAGGGTAACAACGGCAACGAGGGCGTTTAGCTGGAAGATCAAAGCTCAGGGTATCTCTACCCAGAAAGCTTTTGCTTTCAATGCCAGGAAGAGGATGAGTGTTTATCCTCAGTACATCAAGTACGGTATGGATCATCCTGTAGTCTGGCCTATTGATAAAGCAACACTTATTCCTGGTATAGCATGGAGTATTGATAACAGGTTCTCCGCTAAGGTAAAGTTTTCCTGGAAAGTTATCGACAGGATATCTTCCAAGAAGAAGATCTATTTCAATGTGCGTATTATCAGGCACACGAATCATGCCTTTTCATGGAATGCTTTACTTAAAGTTTCCAAGCCTGGTGTTACAGCTAATCCTAGCTGGCATAATAGAGTTCTGGCTCCTACTACTCATCCTATAGATAATGCTAGCCATAAGGTTAGTTCTTACATGCAGTTCAATACAGCTAAGAGAATATCTAGAAGCCAGGCTATGAGATTCAACTACAGGATCAAGAGAGCTGCGTACCTGGATAGCTCATTTAGTGTAGTGAACACCCGTGTTGTGTGCCGTAAAGACATTCAGTGGGAAACATTGATGAGGTTGTAATGAGATCTAAAATTGTTAACAACTTCCTTGTCAAGATGGTAGAGAACACACCGCCAAGCAGGTCAATGTTTTTCAGTACTAGTGCTCCTAATACAGGATCATCGGTATCGGCTCACATAGGAACTGTAACTCCACCATCACCAGTTTTCATGCGTTCAACATGGACTGAAGTGGGACGCATTAAATCTGATGTGCGAATATCATGGAACTACAGGGATTCTGTTGTCTCGCAGAAGCAATTCAGGTTCAAGGATCTAGGCTTTGTAACTAAGCAAAGAGCTTTCTCGTTCGAGCTAGGAAGAAGGCTCAGTGTATTCAAGCAGTCAAGATTCAGGACATTAGCTAATACCAGGTGCTTTAGTACTTCAAGATTCAATACTCTATTCAAGGTTGTCGTTAGGGACTGGTCGTTGCAATCAGCATCACCAGGGGCGATAACCACTGGAATAGTTCACCCTATAGATTTTATTTACCCTTCAGCAAGACATACATATTTCGGACTTGCAAGAACTATTGTTTATCCTGTTGACTATCAGTTCAACACGACTACAGGACAGACTGCCGTACCTGGTATTCAGTGGCGTACAGGAATTAATCCTAGTGGCAGGGTAACTTGCACTAAGTCTATGCTGTTCAACGCAAACAATACCGTAGTGTCTCGGAAGTCTTCTGCGTTCGGCGTTAATAAGAGAAACACGAAGACTAAGCCGATGCTATTTAACGTCTATAATGAGGTTACGAACAGCATAACTATTTCGTGGGTAGTAGGACCGAAAACACCTGGTCGCATAAGATTAATGGCTCAGAAGAGAACGGACTTCGCATACTAATGCATTTGAATGAAGCTATACGGAGATTACGTATGGAGATAGGCGATCCTCCAAGGACATTTAATGCTACGTACTTGGGCGATGGCCTTACTTCTATGTATGACCTTCCTAAGCAGAACATAGACGTTGACACTTTGCAAGTGCAAGTAGAGAACGGGGCTTCTTTAACTACCCTGTCTTTAGGGCCTGACTATCAGGTCGATTTAGAGCAGGGGTTCTTGCAGTTAACCAATCCTGTTCCATTCGGGGCAACTATTATAACTGAGGGAACAGCCTGGGGATTGTTCACTGACACAGATCTTAAGAAGTTCATCGAAGACTCTATCAATGAGCATGGTTTCGGCAGGACTATAAAGGAAAGAATCCGCACAGCTCAGGGATTCATTTCTTACAGAGAAGAACCTGTCAACCTGTGGAATCTTCCTGCTATTGAGGAACCTCTCATCATCATGCTAGCTACTATCAATGTCTTCTGGACATTAGCTAATGATGCTGCTACTGATACTGATATTCAGACAGCAGAAGGAACTAACATTAACAGGCTTGGTCGTTATCGTCAGCTAATGAGTCATATCGAAGACCTGACGATGAGATACCAGGATTACTGTGGTCAGCTTAACGTTGGTCTGTACAGAAATGAGACTGTAAAGCTTCGTCGTAAGTCTTACACAACGGGTCGTCTTGTTCCTGTGTTTGAAGATAGAGAATACGATGATCACAGATGGCCAGTACGTCAGCTACCTCCTATTGATCATGAATATGATGATGACTCAGGAATACCTTCACCGCTTTGGAATTCACAAGGGTACTAAATGTTCGGGCATATATTATGGCAGATGTTCAACTGGCCTGCCGGCAATGTTCTGGGTAATCTGATAGCTTCTTTAATATGGGCTTTAGCTACTGCTATACTGCTTCGGATACAGCATAATCAGATGAAGAATCACATAAACACGACTCTTCAGGAGCACCACGATAAGGTTATAGCT